AAAAAAGTCTTAGTCAAAAATCATCAAAAAATAATAATTTTAAGTATTTCCCCCCTTTTTAGTCACAATCAATCAAATTTAACAATAACCTTTTCATCTTTAAAAACAACACCATTTATTTTTTCCCCTTTCCAATGCAATTTAGAAGGTTTATTTCTTTTAGGTTTTAATTTTTTTTGATAATATTCCCTTTGATATTCTTGAATTTTTTCTTTATTCTTTTGATAATAGTTTAATCTATAATCTTCGGTTGTGGATTGTTTACTAGACATTTTATATATAATATAAATATTATTTTTTTTTTTGTTCTTCCGTTGTATGTCTCGTTGGTGTTGCTATTGGTTGAGCGTTTGTTGGAAGACTTCTCAAAGGTTTTTCGATTTTATAAATAATAGTTGAAGATGAATTTAAAATTGGTCTTTCTCCGTTAGGGAGTCTGATGTCAGTTGTAATATCTGTAATTGTGAAATCTTTTGTTGCTGTAAAATTAAAACCTTTTTCTCCTTGGTAAAAGAAGTCCGATTGGTTGTTTTCACGTGTCAAATACGTCATACAAGACAATTTCGATTGATTGTCACTTCCTCCAATATATATTGTATCTGTACCTTCTGAAATTAAACTTGAATATACGCAAAGATAAGAAAAATCAAATTTAGAAGCAAGTCTTGTTGCTGTTATTTCTCCTTGTGTTGCATCTGGTTTTATTTGTCTAAAAGTATCTCCTCCTAAATCAAAAAGCGGAGCGGATTCTTCGTTAACTGAAAAAGTTTGGCAATCGTTCGCAGTCAAATCTGCTCCTGTTGTCATGGGTTTCAGTGTGTGACGTTTTGAAATTTCAAAAGTTTTATTTGATAATTGAATTGATGGATTTCTGAAAAAAGCATCTTGTGAACCAAACTTAGGGAGAAGAGTCTCCAAATCAAATCCCATTTTATCAAATAAAGTATTATGAAACAAATAATCGTTTTGACTTGCTAATTCTTCTAAACCAAATTTAACTAAATTATTATTATTATCAAAAACTGATATTGATTCAATACAAACTCCGCTCTGAGAATCAAGAATTGTCCCGTATTCTTGGCGTGCTTTTCCGTATTGTCCTATTCTTAAAATTCTTTTATTTTGTCCTCCTGGAACTATCCCTAAATCTTTCGTTTGTGAAGGAATTATTTGGTGAGAACCGTTTATTGTTAAAGATTGCTGTTGAGGATTATCGGAAGGAGTAAATTCGAGAGTATCGTCAGTTGTCAACCCGTTCCCTATAAATAAAGGAGTATTTAAACCTGAGATACTAAATCTTGAAAAATTAGCATCAAAATTTATTAAAGGATTAACTGCTCCTAAATTAACATAATTTAAATAATTTCTTGGGTCTCCTGTATTAACTCCAACCCCTAACTGATTATTATAAATAACAACTGCTTTATTCCTTGTAAAAGAAGGGTCGAAACCGAACATCTGACCGAATTTAAAATTATCAATATCTGCTCGCCAATGATTTAAAGTTGTCGCTTCGAATTGTTTCACATTATCAAAAACAGCATTTGCTCCATAGTTACAAGCAATAACAAAACAAACAAAAGGAATATTGAATTGTTTAATATCTTGATTTTGTGTTGCGTCTGCTGGATTAATAGGAACATTCAAAGGAAGAACTGCAACATCATATAATTCAGCCCAAGAATTCATTTCTTCAATTGAAATCCAATTATTATCATTGTCAAAATGTCCTTCTCCGAATACTTGACTTATATCTGTCCCTGTTGTATCCATTTTCTGCGTTCCTAATCCTAAAATTGCGAAATTTGTTTGAAAGTCTGTTGAAATATTATTTCTATCAAATAACATTGAATTTTTATCATATCTTGATTTAACCCACATATTAGAGAGTTGTTGTCCGTCGTTTGCTGTGTTGTTTAAATCTCTTTGAAATCCTATTCTATTATTTCCAACTGATACTTCGCAATTATTGCTTGCGATTGCTTCTGCTTTTGTTGCAAATTTTGTTCTTTGGTCTGTTAAAACTCCGTCCGTAGTATCTGTTTTTGTTAAAATCCCTTGTGTTGATAATTCGTCATCGTACATTCCAACATCTAAATTCACGGATAAATATTGTTTATAATTGTCGGAAGTTACATCTTCAACTCTTGATAAATCTCCCATATATTTCTCCGCTCCTTTCATTTTTGATATTTTTTCAATATTTGATTTTGTAAATAATATATTTGAAACAATAATATTTCCTCTATCCATATTCACATCAACACCTGCGATTAAGGGGTCAGCGAGAATTGTTGGATGTGGACCAAATTCTCCTGTTCCTGCTCTTCCAAAATCTCCAAAAGAATTAATTCCAACATAACTCCCCGTTGCTGTTTGGATTTCATTCCTTATGTTATAAGGTTCCGCTTGAACTTCAAATTGTTTAAATGCTTTTTGAAGAGAAATGATTCTTTCTGGTTCTTTATAAGCGATTGATTGATAAAAAGTGGTTCTTTTTCCTGTTAAAGATGAGTTTTTAGGAATATTTTTTCCATTATTAAAGAAATTCGCTGAGTGTGGTTGATATATTTTAGAAGCGATAATATTTGGTTTTCCTGTTGAATTAAAATCTGTGATTGGGTCTAGATGAAAAAATTCAAATCCATCCATATCTAAAAAATCCCCTTTGTTGAAATTTCTGTCNATTTTGTCNGGTCTTGCTAATTGTTCCGTAAGAATATTTGATATTGTTGAAGGTGTTGAAAATCCTTTTGGAGTTTCTAAAATAACGTTATTTGTTCTTTTTGACGGATTATATTCCAATTTATCGACATCGTAATTAGTGGAAATATCAAATCCTGGTTGATTATTATTAATTTGAGTATCATTGAATAAACATAATCCACTATATCCTACATTCAAAGGAAAATATTTTGAACCATCAAATTTCGAAATATCCGATGAAGTATATTCAGAAGCCAATGGTGAATTTATTGTGAATATTTGAGAAGTTCCTTGGGCTGCGGTAAGAGGAATTGTAATTGTGGCGTTTGCGTCTGTATAATCAGAAGTTCCCATATCTGTAATTGTAAAATTTTCAATAATATTTGGAATATCTCCGATTGTGATTGTTGAATCAACTCTGATTCTCATGCCTGCCCCGTTTGAATCCGTTGTTGTTGTATCGTAAACAGTGCCTTCTATAAATCCTGAATTAATATTTGATGTTGACCCGCTCGCTCCTAATCCTCCGCCTCTTTGTGTTACTGTCATTTTAAAAACTCGGTCAGATTGGGGCATTACATCGACAGAAGAAACTGGATTTGTAAATGGTGCTTGGGCGTTATAATTTGAACCATCTCCTCCTAACCAAACCTCTCCTAAACTCCTCTTCGAAATCATACTAAGAAAATTTGCTTGATTATAAGGTGCGATTTTAACAAGTGGGGTTGCTTGTGGATAATTTCCGCCATCTGTTGCAATAACAAAAGGGGTGATTAAATTCCCTTGTCCTCTATATGTTTTATGTCCTATCATTGGAAAATTTCCTGTATTACTTCCATTGTGATTTATATAATAAGAAAATTCAACTTGTGCTTTATTATCTATAATATTGTTTTCATTAGGTTGACCTCTAAATTCCATCACATCAGAATCTGCTCCTTTTGAATTAATAATTGTTTCGTCAATTGTCAAAACATCTCCTGCTTTGACTAAAATCCCCGAATTAGATATTTGATTCGTCCATCTGTTTTTAAATGTATCTGTTATTGATGAATTAAAAGATTTATCAATCGCTCTTTCTCTGTTACATTCTAAAAGAATATATTTTGACATCTTATATTATTAATAAGATATAAATATTTTGATGATTTTTGACTAAGTCATTTATAAATATTAATAATTATAACAGTCTTAGTCAAAAACAATCAATCAAAAAAAATAAATAAAAAATAAATTAACTAGAAACCATCACTCCGCCATTATGTATTTTAAAAACTCTTTCAATATTCGCATAGATTCTCATTTCTTGGGCGTTATTGTCTCCCTGAGTATTCTTTCTGTTATATTGGAGAATAATTGGTTTAACTCCGATTTTCTTTCCGTTGCCCATCGAATCAACTGTATTATTAATTGTTAAATCAACACCTAAATAATGACTAACTCTCGAAAGTTCATTTGTTACAATAGAAGTTGCAAAAGTGGTCGGGAGTTGAATTGCGTTTATAAGACCAATATAAATCGAGTTCTGAGTTCTTCCACCGTCTGCGAGTGCTTTGTTAGAATCACAGTTCGAAGAATATAACTGGTGAGGAACTTGAAGAGGAACACCTAAAACTTTCGATAATTCATTATATTTCATAGAAGGAGAAACGAGGTCTCTGTCGTAATATCTAGAATCATTAATTCGGAAATTATAATTATCGTTAGCAGTCGTACAATGAGAGAAATATTTTCCAAGAAGGGCATGAGTTGCTCCTGTTTGTTTTTGCTGAATCATTAGATTTCTAACAGTTCGGCCCGAAACTGCAATCTGTCTTTCAACGTTAACATCAGTCACAGCAGGAGCGACCACGCCAGCGGATGCTTGAATCTGAGTATTGGTTAAAACTAAATCTTCGTAAACATAAGAAAGACCTTGTTCAGAGTTAGTTTGAGCGAGAGTCTGTGCCATAATGCCCTCATCATAGTATAAATGGTCGGAATGAAATTTGATATTGGGAAGACTTGGAACAATGGAAACATTGGCTGTTGGAGCGTTGCCGTTCATCTGACCTAGACAACAAATATTGCCATAAGTTGCCCCTGCTGTGGTGCCGTGTGTCTGCTGAGTGAATTGTATTCTTAAATAAACATTTTCTTTAATTGCAAAAAGTGGAAGTTGACGTTTTTTCATCATAGGAATTAACATCGAAAGAGGAACGGAAAAAGTGGGAGTTGTCGAATCGTCATCAGTTGGGCGGAACATTGTCGGCGTTTGAATGTGTCCTGTTGCATTGTTTGCGTTATCAATGACAACCATATCTTTCGGAGCAATACGACCACTACCAACAGCCCCGAATCTATCCATAGAATTCCCCGCTTTCACTTGTTCAACAAATGCTCTATGCTCTGGGGTTTGAAATTGTCTAGTCATTGTCGCATAATGACCGAAATCTTCGTTACTTGCAATAACTTTCGAACCAATGGTTAATTGACAAGAACTCACTAAACCATATATTCCCGTTTGTAAAGGAAGAAAACAATTCCCGCTTTGGGCGGTCGGTACACGGACCGCTAAACTAATAAAAGAACCACCGTCTAAAATTCCGTTTTTTGGAATCTGAAAAACTACTTCTGAATTAGAGGAAGAAATAGGGTCTAGTATTTCAGTTTTAATTTCTAAGTTGGAAATCGTTGGGAGAGGTTTGACTTGAAGAATATCAGGAAGACTCATTTTATAATATTAATAAATATAATAATTATAAATATATTTTTAATAAAAAAATAAATAAATTAAATAAAAAAATAAAAAATAAAAAAATAAAAAAAGTCTTAGTCAAAAATCATCAAACTAAAAAATAAAATTAAGTTGCAACCATTATCCCCTGAGGAGAATATTGAAGAGTATTTTTTGAAAGAACGTAACTAAAAACAGCATTCGGGGAGTTACCATCAAGAGAACTCTGAATTCTTGTTGAATAAGAATTGCCTTTGAAATTAACTCCAACATCTGAAACTCTGTCTAATGCTAAACCAATAATAAAATTTCTAACTCCGACATCTATTTCCTGCGTGAGTTGTCTTCCACTTAAAGGAGAACCTGCTAGAATAGCGGTTTCTGCTACTTGGTCCACGGATGCGATGAAATCATTCCCGCCAAATCCGTCAAGTTGAGGCTGATTTAAAAATCTTATACTGTCTTTATAGGATTTCATAGCGTTTAATCCTTGAATGTTTAATTGAGTTTCTGGTCTGCCTTCGGAAGATTGAGTTTGACAATCGATTTCGTAATCGAGACCGAGTTTCATTCCGCCACGACTGAAAGAAACTTTGTTTAACTGTAC